CCGATCTAAGACCTGCGGCCGGGACGCCTGGAGGCGCGGCGGAGCGCTCTACATGCTCAAGCGCTTCGGGGTCGAGAGGTCGAGCCACGACGGAGCTGGGCGCCAGGCCTGGCAGGCTCGTCGCTCACGCGAGAAGCTCCACCGGACCCAGCGCCCAGGGTGAGGTCCGCCTAGCCCTCGAAGGGCTTGGGCGGGTCGCCGGCCTTGCCAGGAACGGTGTCGCCAGGTCCGCCGTATCCCGGCTGCTCCTCGTCGTCCGAGTGCAGGAGGCCGGGGATCTTGAGTAGGGATGCCGCGGCGCTGGCCAGAGACCCCTTCATCGTGTGGTCCAGGCTCTTGCCCAGGTGCTTGCGCGGCCTCTCGAAGAGGAAGGCGAGCAAGAGGGGGGCTGCCTGGGGCAGGCCTGGGGGCAGGAAGGGCAAGAAGGGGGCTGAGGCCCCAGAGATGATGTCGCCCACGAGCTCGTCGCGCGCGTCAGCCTCGGACTCCCAGGCCTGGACCGCCATGCCGTAGTCGAGCCGGTGCGCCTCGGCCTGAGCTTCGAGCTCGGCGTACTGCTCCTGGATCTGCGCGACCGTCAGGCCGTCCACGTTGGCCACGAGGTCCTCCATGGCCTTGATGACCGAGAGGAACTCGGACTGGATCGCATCGACATTCACCTCGAGCGCCTCGAGCTTCTTGTCGCTGTTGGACAGCTCGACTTTCTGAGCGGGCGTGGCGATATCCTCGGCCTTGCAGGACACGAGAGAGAGGGCGGCGAAGGCCACCAATAGCAGGTACTTCATGGGCCTCATTGGGCTGGGTCGGTGGTGGGAAACTCGATGACGGCCGCCTCCAACTCTGTGCGGTGCCTCGCAGCGTGCTCTTCCGGTGTCTCGGGCGGATCGGTCGGGCCGTCGTGTTCGCCGCGGTGGGTCACCAGGCGATGGCTGAATCCTCGATAGTCGGTCCAGGTGGTCTCAAGCATGACTGTTTCCTCGCTATAGATTGGCGGGGTTAGGGCTGGTTGCGGATGGCGGGCCGCCAGGACGAGGCGGGTGGTAAAGAACAGGGTCACGAGCAGGAGTACCGTGACTGTCGCCTGAAACGAGGGAGAGGCAGGCGGCCTCGGCTTGGGCATTAGTCACCTTCCAGTATCTCCACACGCTTTACTAGGTCGTCAAAGCGCGCCAGGAATGCAGACGGGATCGGCTGTTTTCGGATCTCGCGCAACTCCAACTTGATCTCACCCATATCCTCTCGGATCGGGTCGAGCTCGTGGGAAACGAACCCCGCGCCTAGCGTCACTACGCCAAGAAGAAGGCCGATCTGGATGCCCGAAACGGCCGTTTTTTCGGACACGGTTTTGGTTGGCCTGTCGCTCATTTGGAGTTCCGTCTGGAGAGGATTGCCGTCCAGAGCCCGATCTCCTCCAGGAGTTCGATCTTCCGGTCGGTGTCAGCGGTGTTGCCCATCTGGGTTCGGAGGTCCTGGATGTGCTCGTCGGGGGTCATCGGCCTGGTGCTGGCGGCCATGAACCCGAAGGACTTGGCCACGGCCGAGAAGGCGTCGATCTCGCCGGTGCTCCAGCCCATGAGGTTCTGGACCTGGATGGGCATCATGCCGGCGAGCTGGGAGAGCAGGTAGCTCGGGATCTGCTTGTACTCGAGGGGGCCGCGGCGGCCGCTCCACTTCACGGTCTGGCCGCGCATCTGGCCTCCGCGCTCCATGCCGGGATAGGTGAAGGTCCCGTCGGCGCGCATCCGGCTCGCCTTGTAGAGGCCCTTGTCGTCGAACCCGGCGAGCTCGTCGAAGGACGTGAAGGGGCGGCCTGCCCAGTCGGTCCCGGTGAGGGCCTCCTGGCCGATGGCAAGGACCGGCGAGCCCTTGTGCTTGAGGCTGGTCACCGGGTGGAGCAGGAACTTGACCGGGTCGCGGAAGTGGCCCAGGATCGAGAAGTAGTAGCGCTGGTCGCGCGAGCCCCCGAAGGCCCGGGCCATAGGCGTGATGTCCACCTCGAGGAAGCGGAGGTTGCCGGCCTTCCAGGAAGCCTTCTGCCGGGAGAGGAAGCTCCGGCCCGCGGGGTCGTCCTCCTCGTCGTCGAGCCCGGCCATGATCAGGTTGGCCAGGACGGTGAGCAGGCCGGCGCGCGCACCCACGCGCTTCCACATGTCACGGTAGGCCTGGCCCTCGCGGCCCCGGGTGAAGGCCTTGTACATGGACCGCACGTTGGACTCGGTCCAGTCGGGCGCCAGGAGCAGGAGCCGCATGAGGTGTTGGACCTTGGGGTTGCGGCCCATGCGCTGCAGGTTCAGGCCGCCGAAGTCGTCGTTGGCCATGTTGGCCGCGATGGTCGCCAGCTCCTTGACCGAGACCCCACCGCCCTCGAGCTCGGCACGATGCTTGTGCATCAGGTGGCGCAGCTCGAGCAGGGCGGTCTGGGCCTTGAGGTAGGGTCCCAGGCGGTTGAAGAGGAAGGCGGTCTGTTGGTCCCGCGCGGCCACGACGGCGTTGCGGGCCGCGCCCACCGCGCCCATCTTGTCCAGGATCCGGCCTACAGCGGTCTTCTGCTTGAGGTGCTCGCGCTCGAGGTCCCGCCCGGCGTCGAGGGTGAGCCCCGCGCGCACCAGGAGCTCGAGCTCGGGCGTCCAGGCGTCGATGGCGGCCCGGCCGAGGCCGTAGGCCTTGCGGGGGCTCATGTCGCCCAGGCCGTCCACGATGGGCGTGCCGAAGGCGTAGGAGCGAAGGAAGGCCTGGTGGTGGAACAGGGACGTGAAGAGGATGGTGGCCTTGAGGTTCGCGTTGGCGGTGGTGAGCGCCTCCATGAAGTCACCCTCCCACATGCGGCCCGTGGCGTTGTTCAGCCCCTTGGCCAACCCCTTGGGAGCGTAGATCGTGGCGCGCCGCTCGAGGTTCCCCTCCTCGGTCACGCGCACGTCCTCCCCATAGACGGTCCCTGGCTCGGCCTTGCCGGCGTGGACCCACCGCTTGAAGCCTGGGTGGTCCAGGGCCACGTAGCCCATGCGCTGCACGGGGGAGAAGACCTTGGCCTTGAGGCCGTAGTCCCGGAGGTGGCGGTCGTAGATCGCCTGGGCGGTCTGCCGGCGGGAGAGGTGCTGGGCGTCGATGGCCGAGGGGACGGCGAGCTCGCGGCCCTTGGCCCACCCCTCGAGGATGGAGCTGTAGCCCCTGGCCTTGAAGCGCGGGGACGTGGGGGAGAACTTCGCGTTCCCACCAACCGGGTCGCCCTCTTCCCGCGGCTGCCAGACGCGCGCCGTGTAGTCCTCGATGGCCTGGCGGATCAGGCCGCGCTTCTCGAGCTCCTTGCCTCGAGCGTGGTTCTCGGCCCGGATGCGGTCGGCCATCTCGCGGATCGGAGCCGGCAGGCTCTGGGAGAGGTGGAAGACCTCGCGTTGCTCGCCGGAGAGCTCCTCGCGGAACATGGCGAACTCCTCGCCGGCCCGGTCGCCCAGGTCGATGTAGAGGTGCATGGCCAGGTCCATCTGCTTCATGGCGCGCAGCGGCTCGCCGGCGAAGGCCTCTCGGACCACGTCGGCCACGTCGCGCCGGCCCAGGGTCGCGCGCAACTCGCGCTCGAGGATCGCGGCTCGGCTTTGGGCCCACTCCTCGGCCACCTGGCGGTCGGCCAACCACTCATCGAAGAGCACGGCGCCGGCAGGCTCCAGGCCAGCAGCGTCGGGGTCCAGGGTGAGGAAGGCTGGGTCCTCGAAGAGGATGTCCTGTTCGGTCCGGTCGCTCGTCGGTCGCTCGTACACCGGGAAGAAGCTGGCCTGGCCCGGGTGGTTGGTCCCGGTGACCCCCATGGCCTTGCGGAAGGCCGGCGGGACATAGAAGAGGCTCCCCTGATTGCGCTTCCCGCCCATGTTGCCGTGCCACAGGTCGCGCGGGACCGCATGGCGGCCGGCCTGATTGCGGAAGTGGTCCTCGATCACCTCGAGGATGTCGCCCTTGCGGATGCTCTGCTGGGCCGTGCCGCGAGCTCGAGCGGCCAAGCTCGGCTGCAGGAACTGGATCACGTAGTAGAGGTAGTCGGGGAGCAGGACCTCTCGGTCGGTGGCGATGGCGAAGTCGCTCGGGCCCTGGCGCTCCTTGTGCGGGGTTCCGGCGTTCGGACCCACTCGCTGGACGTAGAAGTCGCCCCCACCGCTGGAGCGAACGTCGATCAGGGGCTGTTGGCCGCGGGGCACCGCGAAGAGGCCTTCGCCCGCCTCGTTGTAGAAGGTCGGCGTTCCGTGGCGCATGGACTCGATGCGCTCTTCGGCCGCGACCACGGCCTCCTCGAAGGTCTTGCCGTGCTCATCCATGAGCCGGAAGGTCTCGACGGCGATCTCCTGGTCCGTCGGCACGTCGGCTAGGGACCAACCGCGCTCTTCCTGGTCGGAGTCGGGCCCGATGTCCCCCTCCAGGTCAGACCTCGAGGGGTTGCGCTCGAGGAAGTCCCTGATCGTGTCGATGGGGTTGGGGTTCTCCTCGTAGAGCCGCGCCTCCGCATCCCGAACGTCGCCGCCGGCCGCCTCGGGGAACCACCCGGCATCGAACATCGCCCGGATGAGCATGTCGGGCGCGGCGCCCTTGCCCTTCTTGGTCTGTACCGGGTGCGGGATGCCCCAGGCACCCTTGAGGACGCTCTTGTCCTCCTTGGAGCTGAACTGCGAGAGATCGCCCTGGGCGTCGTGCACACCGCCCATGGCGCGCAGCCAGACCATGAAGGGGCTCTTCGGGTCGCTGGCGAGCTTCTCGCCGCGGGCGTTGAAGGCCTTGATGGCAGCTGTGGACCTGTTCACCCGCGACTGGGCCTTGGAGGGCTTGGTCGGTGGGTCGGGATCTGGGTCGGGCTCGAGCTCGGCCGCGCGGTTCTCGGCCTTCCAGACCTCCTTGCCGATGTTGCGCCAGCGCCTCTCGGTCTCGTCCGCGTACCGGCGCTGGGCCTGGATGTCGTCCCAAGCCTCCTTGGTCGTGGTCGGGTCAGCCTCCGCGGCCTCGAGGGCCTCGGTGTAGGAGCTGTGCGCGTCCTGGCGGTCGGTCTCCGCCTCTTGTCGGAGTTCGTTGGCCCATGCGCGCAGGGCTACGGGGTCATCCCAGATCGACTCCAGGGGGTTGAGCGGAGTGACCTCTTCGGTGACCTCCTCGATGTCCTCCGCGGCCTCGGTCGCGGTTTCCACCTTGGCCGCGAACGCGCGCAGCCGGGCAATCTCCTTCTTGCCCTCGAAGGTCTGCTCGAGCTGGTTCGAGCCCGTCGATTGCAGGACCACGACGGGGACGGTGCGGGATCGGCGGTTGCCGTCGGGGGTGCTTCGGAAGTAGCTGGAGATCACCACAGAGGGGCCGAGGCCGGGGAGGTTGACCTCCCTGCCCACCGGGAACTCGCCCACGGGCTTCTCGGCCTTCTTCTTCTGCTCGACGGCACCTTTCTTCCCGTCGAGGATTGCGAGCTTGAGGTGGACGATGGGGTTGAAGCCATTCCGGTCGGCCAGGTACTGGTCCGCGACGTTCCAAACCTCACTCATCCGCGGGAGTTGGTCATCCTCGAACCTTCCCTCGGCCAGGTCCAGAGCGGTCTCGAGGATCGCCAGGGCCGCGCGGTAGACGCGGCGGAGCCCCAGGAGCCGCTCGCCCTGCCCCGACTCCGCGAATATCTCCTTGGCTCCGGTCTCGGTCATGCCCATCTGGACGAGGAACTCGCGGGCTCGCTCCTTGCCAATACGCTTGAGCTGGGCCGCTGACAGCACCATCAGCTTGTCCAGGGCCAGGACTTGGCTCCTTCGCTGGCCGGCGGCATCGCTAGGCCTCAAGCCCTTCCAGCCCGCGCCTCCAAACTGGCGCCGAAGGATGCCGTGGATCAGCTCGATGGTTGGCTCTACGTAGCGGTCGGCCTTGGGGTGCTTGGCGAGCTTGTCGAGCGGGATCGTGAGCCCTCCGCCCGCTGGACGGACGAGGCCGTCGTACTCCTGGTGGGGCGCCGCGTCGTCGATGCCGGGGTACTCGGACTTGATCTCGCTTCGGACCGCGTCAGCGAAGGCCTGCTGTTCGGCCGCGGCATCCTCTTCGGCCGCGGCGATCATCTCATCGCCGTCGAACATGCGCGGGGCGGCCTCGGCCTGGAACTCCGCGTCTAGCAGGCTGGTCTGGCCGCGCGCGCCGGTGTCCTCCTGGAAGAGCCCGCCCTGGGCCTGTTCGTCCTCGAGCACCTCGCGCCGGGTGCCCTTCTTCTCTTCGGTCTCCCCGAACATGTCGGGGGCCGTGCGCGGCATCTCGGCCACCGTGACCTCGGGGGCCACGATTAGGGCCTTGTCCGCGGCGTCCACGTTCGACTGGGACACAATCTCGAGCAACGCGGCCCGGTCGAGCAGCTCGTAGACGTTGACCCCCATCTCCGCGAGGGCATCGGCGTGAGCGTCGGGCCCCTCACGCCTAGTCCGAACGCCGACCTCGCCGCCCGCCCACAGGGTCAGACTGAGTGCGCCGTCTGGGCCGTCCGCCACGACCAGCCCATGGCCGCCGCCGAGGCTTCTTCCTCCGGCGATGCTGTCACGGAACAGGGCCCCCTTGGCCGCAGCCAGAAGCGCATCACGGTCTGCACCGCGGAGCCGTGTGGGAGACTCCGGGTTGCTGGGCTCGGGGACCTTGGCGGCTCCCCACTCCTTCTCACGCTGCTCGATGGGGGCCAGGTGCACCGGCGCCTCGACCCCGGCCACCGCGTGGAACGGGTAGCCCTGGTCGTCGTAGAGCATCTGGGTCGCGCCGACCGCGCGCAGGATCTCGAGGTCCCGGGTTACGCCCCGAAGGAGCTCGCCCTCGCCAGCCTTGCCCTTCTGGGACTTCAGCTGCAGGTCCTGAAGGGTAGACCACGGAGCCTTCTTGACGCGCGCCCAGAGTCTTCCGATCCTCTTGGCCGCGGCCGTGACCACCGCCCCGTCGAAGGATCCGCCGGTCCCGTCCTTCTCGAGCTCGCGCCGCACGGCCGACTCGACAGCCTTGCGCGTGTCCGGGGCGGCCTCCTCTTCCGTCGCGGCCGGCTCCTTGGCCTTGGCGGCGCGCTCGGCGTCCTCCTCCTCGCGCTTCCTGTGGGCCCAGTCGGCGCGGGCCTGGGCAACCTCCTGGTTGCGACGGTCGAACTCCTCGCGCTCGAGTAGCTCGACGCCCCCCTCGGTGGCGAACCGGATGGCCGCATCCAGGTTCTCGAAGTCGGTGTCCTTATGGGGGTAGAACTCGGGCGGGAAGGTGCGAACGCGCCATTGGTCTCGACCCTCCTGGGTGAGACCGTTCTGGTGGAGGTGCGCGTAGCCGTCCTTGCGCTCGACCAGGATCTCCGGGTCGTACTCGCTGTCGCCAGCCTCGTCGGCGTCGTACTGCTCACGCGCGCGCTTGCGGAAGCCAGCTGGCGTATCGGTCTGACTGATTCGATCCGGGCCAGAATCGGGCTTCTGGGCCTCCTGGGCGGGTTCGAGCGCGGCACGCCAGCGGTCCATGGGGATTGGATCCAGCTCGTCCCGCGTCCCGGGCTTCTTGGCCCAGACGATGACATCGCCGGCGTCTGGCGCGTGCGGCGGCCGGCGCTCGACGTAGGCCGCGGTCCGCTCCTCGCCGTCGATGACGGCCGCACCGCCCCCGAGAACGATGGCTCCGTGGGTCTCGTAGACCCCGCCGATGTAGTCGGCGCCCTCGAGCTCCTCGTCGGAGGGCATCTCGGTAGCGGGCCGGATGTGGCTGGTGTCCATCTCGCCCGAACCGTTGGGCCCCGTCGGCCTGGCGGTCCCGAAGCCCGGCGCAAGGTCGGTATCCTCGGCGGCCTGATTGGTTCCAGGCTCCTCGGTGACCCCGGAGGGCTCGTCCGTTTGGGTGGCCACGCCCGAGGTGGACGACCCCTCTGCATCCTTACGGGGGCTTGAGGCCTCTTCTGGAGCAGGAATCTCGGATTTACCTTCCTCGGGTGCCCCGACGGGGTGCGCGGCGGCGAAGGCTGATTGGTTCCAAGCCTCGTCCGGGCCATCCCAGGGCCGATAGAGGGGCTCGTCGGCGCCCAATTCGATGATCCGCCTGGGGCTGGCCTCGAGGAAGGCGGCGCGCAGGACCTGGAGGGTCTGGCGGATGGCGTCCGGGGTTGCGCCCATCTCCTTGAGCCGCTCGAGCTCCTTGGTGAAGGGCTGCATGGCCTCGAGGAAGGCCTGGTCCTCGGTCGTGAGGCCCTCGCCGTTCAGGAGCCGGCGGTCGGCGCGGACGAAGAGGTCGCGGATCGCGGCCACCATGCCCTTGCGCTTCACCAGGCCCCGGTCGTCCAGGGGTAGGGTGCCCTGCACCGAAGCCATGAGGGACTGAGGCATCAGCTCCGCGAGCCGGGCCCAGCCCTCCTCGGTGAGCAGCGCCAGGCGCCTCTGGGGATCAACCTCTCCCGCGAAGGGGTCCTCGCCCAGGAACTCCTGGTAGTCCGCCCTGTAGGCCTCCATGGCGCCCTCGAGCACCGCGGCGACTCCCGGGTTGGCCGCGGCAGCTCGCGCAGCCTCACGGCCCGCAGGGGTGCCTGCACCGGCAGCCCAATGGAAGAGCTCGTGGGCCGCAACCTCGTCAGCGAGCTCGGCGCCCGCGTTCCGGTCCAGGAGGATGATCCCGTCCTTGGAGAAGGCTGTGCCGCCCAGGGGGCGGCCGGCGTCCACCAGGTGGATGTCCTCGAGGCGTGCGTCGGGGTAGCCCAGCGCGCGGGCCACCCGGAGCAGGTTCTCGGCCGCCGGGCCGGTCGCGGAGCCCATGCCCTCCATGGAGAACTCGTCAATGCCCATCTCCCCCAACCAGACCTGGGCGATCTCGCCGGCCTCGCCACGGACGACGGGAGCATCCTGGACTAGGTCAGCGACCCACTCCAGCCCCACGCGCACCTCGGCCGCATAGGCCTTCTTCGACTTGGCCAGGGCCCGCTCCTGCAGGACCGACCCCCCACCGCCGAGGCCGGCACCGAGGACCATGCCGATGGCGGCGCCGTCCTGGGCGGCCTTGAGGATCTCGCCCCACTCCTGGTCATCGGCGTACTCGAGGAGGAAGGTGGCCACGGCCTCGGTGCCCATGGTCTGTCCGAACTCCTGGCTTCCTTCCTCGAAGCCCTCCACGGCGACCTCCTTGAGAACGCGGCGGAGACCCCCGCCGGTGCGGGAATCCAGGCGCGAGAGCATGCCGCCGACACCGATGGCCTCGGTCGAACCCCAGACCGCCCCGTTGGTCCACGCCAGCCAGAGGTCCCCTCCCTCCTTGCCAGCCTCCTCCGCGCGTCGGAACTCGGCCTCGGCGCCGCGCGCTGTACCAAGGAGCGCACCGGAAGCGCGCCCCATGACGCCCACGCTACGAAGTGCACCGGCCCCGAAGAGGAAGGTGCTCGCGTCGCCAAGGCCCCGGGAAAGGTCCGCCACGCCGCCCATGTCCACGGTGGGCTCCCCACCGACCATCATGGACTCCGCGGGCTCGGCCAGCCCGCGAATGGAAGCGCCGGCGCGGCGGAGGAAGTTGCCATCCGGCCCCTTGTCGGTGCCCGGGATCGCCTGGACCAACTGGCCGGCGAGCTCGGGGATCGCGGCGACACCGGTGGCCAGGCCCTCGGTGAGAGGCTGGGCGAAGCCATGGTAGAGCTTGCTCACGCCCTTTTCCGTGGGGCTCATCCGGGCCCATCGCTCCTCCTTCTGGTCCCTGGAGAGGTCGGCCGGCTCGATGCCGCGGCCCTGCAGGTCCTCCCGCATGCCCTCGATCAGGGCGCGGAGCTGGTCCGGCTTCACTCCCTTGGTCGGATCGTCGGGCATCAGTAGGGCCCTCCGAGGCGACCCTTGGCCCAGTCATCATGGACCTTGGCGGCCCGGTCGCTCTTCTCCTTGTCCTGCACGTCACCGCTATCGAGGGCCTCCAGGGCCTTCTCAAGCAGGGTGAGCAGCTGGCCCCCCAGCTCCTTCGCGCGCTTGGGATCCTCGGCCTCGAGCTCGGCGTATCGAGCCATGGCCTTCTCGCGGACCTTGTCCGGGTCCTCGAGGTCTTCCGGCGCGAGCTGCACGCCCAGGCCCTTGAAGGCGTCGAGCATCTTGCCCTGGACCGCAGCCCGGCTCTCCTCGGACCCCTTGGCGTCCTTGAAGGGCTCGGTGCCTCGGATTGAGTCCTCAGCCGTCTTGAAGCTGGGGTCGGTGCGGGTCGCCTGGTCCTCGGTCCCGACCTGCTCGGAGACCTGGGGCTCTTCGGCCGGAGCTTGGGTCTCGGCCCCCGGGGCCTGGTCGGACTGGAAGAGCATGCGGCCGCCCTCGGCGTCGTCCTGATAAAGGCTGCCAGGACCAATGAAAGGACTGACGAAGCCGCTGTCCACCTTGATCGGGAGGCCGGCCTGGGTGAGGCGCTCCTCGAGCTCCTGGATCTGGGTGTCGAGCGCCAGGAGCTGCTGTTGCCCCTGCTCGGTCATCGCCAGCATGGGATCAAGCGAGGCCTTGGACTTGTAGAGGTCCCCGAGGACGCCGCGGAGGGTTCCACCAAGGGCTTCAACCTCAGGGCTCGGGCGGTCCAGGATGGCGAGCGCCTTGTCGGTTCCGGCGCCGATGTCGTAGTCGGGGTCGAGGCGCGCGCGGATCTGGGCATCCTGGAGGGCGGCATTGGCCTCGTGCACGCGGCTCTGCTTCCAGGCCGGGACTGGGAGCCCGTTGGTCTGGTAGAGGGTGATGGCTTCCTGGTGCGCTTGGACGCCACGGGTGCCGCGGTCCAGGTTCAGGTCCATGAGGCCCTGGCGACGCTGCATCTCGCGCGCTCTCCCGGCGGCGCTGATGAGCTGCTGGTGCACGGCCTTCGCCGGCGCGCCGGCCTCACGCAAGGCGTCGAGCTCGGCCAGGCCAGCCTCGTCGATGAGTCCCGCCTCGAGGGCGCCGCCCATGGCGTAGGTGAGGCCATCGTCGGCCAGCTCCTCCTCGCGCCTGGCGAGCTCGGGGGCTAGGCCCTCCTGGAAGATGGCCAGGGCCTGGGGGTCGCTGATCGTCCCCATGGTGGAGTGCACCGAGTCCAGCCAGAGCTTGTGCTCGCGGGCGCTCTTGCGGGGCTTGCTGTAGAGCGCCGAGACCTTCTCGTTTTGGTGCGGCCCCATGAGCTTGGCATCCATCTCCTCGGCCATAGCCATGAGGCTGGTCTTGTGGGCCTCGAAGGAGCCCGAGACCGCCTTCTGGATGTCCTCGGCCTTGGCCTGGCGGCGCTCCTCTTCGCGCTTGCGCTCGAGGCCCTCGCGGGCGCCCTCACCGAACTGCCCGCTGTTCCCGCCGTGCACGACTACGATGGCCATGGTCTAGCCCTCCTCGCTGGCGCCGAAGTCGAGCAGGCCAGACCAATCGAGACCACCGGCGATGTCGCCGGCCAAGCCCCAGAGGCCGCCCGATCCGCTGGTGTGCTGCACGTTCCCCAGGACGCCCTTGCCGTAGTTGTCGGCCTTCCACTTGGAGAGGTTGGCCAGGGATGCGTAGCCCTGAGCCATGGACTCACCCTCCTGGGTTGCCACGTCGGCGCCCATGAGCGCGATCTTGTTCCCGTGGTCCCCCAGGGCTGCCTGGGTCGCGGCGGTGACCTGGTTCTGAGCGTTGCCGACCGCGGTGGTGTTCCCCAGGCCCTTGGCCGTGAGGTCGCTGGTGACCTGGGCGGATCCCTGGGTGCCGGCCTCAAGGATGGCCTTCTCTCCCAGCGCGCCCTGCATGCCGATGGCGTCCTTGGCCTGGTCGTACCCGGCCTTCTTCGCGTCGAGCCCCTTGAGCAGCTGGGCCCAGGCGGTGTTGAAGCTCTTGTCGTAGATGCCGCCGATCTTGTCGATGTTGGCCTGGTTCGCGCCCTTGGCCGACGAGTCAGCCTTCGAGCCCATGAGCCCCGAGAGGGCGCTTACGCCCGCTCCGATGAGTGATCCCCAAGCCATGTCAGTCCTCCATGATGCCGGCCGCCTGTAGGGCAGCCAATAGCGCGTTCAGTTGATGATCGCCTTCCGTGGCCGGATTAGCAATCGGATCGACCCGTGCGACCTGGTCGAAGGTCACGCGGCCGTTCTCGTCGTAGCGCAAGGGCGGCGCGAGGTCGTCGGAAGTGGTAGAGCGCCCAGCGTTCCTCCGCTGTCGGGAGGATCCCTCGCTGCGCGAGAGTCGCACCCGTCCGCGTGCGCCGCGTCCCTTGCCGAAGGTCATCTGGCCCTCCGGCGTCCGCCGCGGGAGACCGAGGCCGAGAGCTCTTCGATGGCCCACCGCTGGCCGGCCGAGACATTCCCGACCTTGATCCAGACGTAGGCTCCCCGCTGTCGGACGGAGAGGGTGTCACTCAGGCCGGGTGCGAACTCGCCACACCAGACCGGCTCCTCGGGGAGCTTAGTGCTCGAGTTGACGTAGACCTGGACCATGACCGGCGCGAGGTCGTGGGCCATGACGGCGCGCAACTTGATCAGCTTGGTCTCGAGGTCGCCGTCCGTTCGGATCGGCCCGTAGATGACCCAGGAGTCGATGGGCAGGCCGTCGTCGTCCTTGGCGTCCTTGGAGATCAGGCGGACATAGCCGTCCTGGCAGCCATGGGCCACGACGCGATCATCCGGGTCATCCCCGTCGAAGACCGCGATGGAGTAGGGCTGGTGCCCGGCGTCCACCATGGAGTCAGGCCACCAGGCCGCGGTCTTGTGGCTCCAGAAGTAGAACTCGAGGGACGCGGTCCCGCCCACCACGAAGGGGATGAGGTAGACCCGAAGGCCCATGTTCTCGTGGTCCCAGACGAGCTCGACGCGGTAGGCCGAGAGATCCATGTCGCGCAAGCGGCGCTCGATGCTCACGTCGTTCCCGCTGCGCGCGTCCGAGAGGTGCTCGGGCTGGCCGCCGGGGACCATGCGGTAGACCCCGCCCTTCGAGCCGAAGAAGTAGAGGACGCCGGAGGGGTCCTTGCACCAGGAGCGCCCGAAGGCCATTCCCGTGATGTCGGAGACCAAGTCGAAGGCGCCGCCGGAGACCGGGTTGCTCACCAGAGCGTAGATCGAGCTGTCGCACCCGAAGAGCAGGAGGTCGTCGTTGTAGGGGACGAGCGTGTTGATGATGTCGGGACAGAGCCCGGTGATGTCGGCGTTGTTGCCCGAGATCGCCATGAGGTCATTGGGGACCGGCGGGAAGTTGTCCCAGTCGAGGGGGTCGCCGGCGGCGCTCATGTGCCAGTTGTGCGGGTCGCCGGAGCCGCGGGCCATGACGACGCGATCCAGCCAAGTCGTGATCAGCTGGCACTTCTGGGGCATGGAGCCGGACCCGGTGGCTTCCCAGGCCTCGAGCAGGTCGGTCTTCGGGGTGTAGACCCCGTAGGTGCTCCCGTCGGTGATGTAGAGCTTCTGCTGGTGCGTGGTGCTGGCCAGGTAGGTGGCCGTGTTGGAGAAGCTCACGCCGGCAACGGAGGCCCAGCTCGCGCCGTTCCGCTTGGAGAGCGCGCCGCCGGCGATGGCCAGGTAGCGGAAGTCTCGCGGCGTGTTGGTCAAGACCGTCGCCAGGGCCGTGCGGAACTTGCGGAGCGCCTCGCTGGGGTCCGTGGTGCTGTTGTCGTCGGTCTCGAGGCCGACCGTGGCGAACTCAGCCCGCGGGAAGCCGCTCGCCGTGAAGTCGTCGGCGTCGAACTCCGGCTCGTTCTGGGGGACCGTGACGCAATAGCCGTTCTGGTAGGCGGTCACGCCGTGGTCCTCGGTCGAGAGGCGAAGGAGGTGGGTGCCGTCAGCAGCGAACACGCGCGCGCAATCGAAGAGATCGTAGTTGGTGCTGGTCGCGGTCGGTGGGATCGGCACCCACAGGTTGTCCTCCTTGTCCCGCCAGAGGCGGACAAGCTCGTCGGAGGCGAAGTTGCAGGCGTGCTCGACCCCCGTGGTGCCCGCGTGGGGGAAGCTCACGTCGGTCGAGTCCCACCAGAACTTGATCTCCAGCTCCTGATCGGAGACCCCCTGGATGCTGTCCACGTCGGTCAGCTTGGCCATGCAGACGATCCCGTCATCGTCCAGGCCGGGGCCGGCCACGTAGATCCCGCCGTCGCTGGCGAGCTCGATGCCGCCCGTGCACTTCGCCGCGGGCACGTAGGCCACGTCGTTGATGTCCACGGAGGGGCCGCCACCCACGTTCAGCCCGACCAGGGCATAGATGAGTTCGCCGGCCGGGGACTGCTTGACGAGGAGGGGGTCGGTCTCGCGCAGGTTCTTCACCGCCGCGGGACCGGACTGCAGGGCGGAACTGATCGGCAGGTCGAAGGTCAGGGAGCCGAAGGAGGGGCGCGAGTGCGTGTGAGGGAAGCTGGCCGTGTGGTCCGGGAGCACCAGGCCGATGCCCCAGCTGTGGGCCAGGTAGCCCTCGAAGCGCTCGAGCTCGGTGGTGTTCAGGGCGCTGGCCGTCCCCACGAAGCTGGTCGTCCCATAGGCGTGGTCATCGCTGGCCCCGGACGGGGTCGGCGGCCAGGTGCCCTCGGGGTACTCGCCGGCGCCGCGGTAGTCGCTCGCATCCCCGTACATGGGGTGGGAGAGGATCGTGGGCTCCGAGAGGTCGGCGCCGTCCTTCCGGCGCTTCACGACGATGATCTCGTACACGTCGCCCAGGAAGGGGCGCATGCTCGAGGCCGCCTCCGGCTGGAAGACATGCCCCAGGATCGTGGGGCTGGCATCGACCACGTCCGCGAGGATCCGGGCCGTGCCGACGCTGTCGTAGCCGGAGAGCTGCATAGGGTGACTCTCCCACCGGTCGATGGGGACGCCATTGACCCTCAGGAGGGACCGGGTCATGCAGTCGCGGTCCTGGGGGGTGACCTTGACCGTGTAGGTGCCGTCGGCCGGAAGGGATCCGGTGGTGAGGGTGACCGTGCTGTTGCCCTTGGCCGTGACTACGAAGGGTCCGGTGACCGTGCCCGCGGAGTCGGTCAGGGTCGCCGTGTCGCCGGTGGTCAGCCGGTAGGGGTGGAAGGCGAAGGTCGCGCCGGTGAAGACGCCGGTGCTCTGGACCAGGGTGCCCTCGGACTCGTAGTAGCTCGAGAGGCCGCCGTCGTGGATCATCGAGATCACGATGGCGTTCTCGGCCGTGCCGCTCCCGGAGCCCAGGTAGCTCCCCTCGGTGGGGAAGCCGTAGGTCCCGCTCCCCAGGTTCAGGTCGCTGTTGGCGTAGGCCGTGGTGCCCGTGCGGTGGAGGAAGCTGGTGTACGCTCGGACGGCGCCGGGCACGAAGTTGCCCTCCCAGTTCTCATCGGCCGAGTCGTTCCCGTAGTGGTTGAAGGTGTAGGGGTTGCTGGCCGACCGGACCTCGCTGTTGAGCGCGAGCCCGGACACGAACTCCGAGGCATAGGGGTAGGCGTAGGCGCCGTAGCCCGAGTGGCTGGCGTCGTAGTTCAGGTTGTGGCGCTGGAAGATCAGGTGGCGACGCTGCTCGGCGCCCCCGATCTCGCCCGCATCCCCGACCTGGGGGCGGCAGACGATGAAGATGGCGTAGGCGCCGTCGGCGTAGTTGGGGATCGCGGAGAGCTGCTCGCTCGAGGTGGAGTCCTTGCCCCCGCCCGACTCGCTGATCAGGGCGGACTTCCCGTTGAAGAAGACGCCAGGCCGTCCCGCCAGGCGATTCTCGAGGACCGTGGGCTTCGATCCCTCGGGGATCTCGACATGGCCGTGCACCGCCTTCTTGGTGATTTGGAGGTCGTCGTTGACCGCGGGGCGCCAGTCGCGGCCGTGGCCCATCCGGTCACTCCAGCTGAACACGGGCTCGCCGGCGCCGTTGGCTTCGAGGGCGTCCTCCGGCATGTACCAGGACCAGATGCGGTTCTCCCAGTCCTCGAGGTCCTCGGGCGTCCAGTCCTGTAGGGGTAGCGTGGTCCCGGTCGCCTGGGGGTTGCTGTCGCGGTCCGCGTACTCCGGGTGGCCGGTGACGATGGAGCCGTCCTCCTTCACCGCCATGCACGTGGCCGGATAGGGCGCCTTGATCACCGAGGAGGGCTTCGGCGCGATGGTCGTGAGGTTGGCGTAGGTGACGGCCAGGGCCGAGTAGGTCTTGTCGTCCTGCTCGAGGGCGATGAGGCTCTGCTGGTAGAGGCGGAGCTCGCGCACCCACCGGCCAACCGTGAGGGACCAATGGAGCTCGGGCTCGGTGTCCTTGCTGTTCGCCACCGGGATCTGGCGAATGCGGTAGATGGCGCTCTTCGATTGAAACTTCCCGGAGGCTGTCGCCGTGTAGACGTTCCCGCCGGTATCGACCCGGACCGACCCCAGAACCATGCTGTCCGAGGGCAGGGGGATGGGGAAGGACCAAAGCAGCGCGCCGGAGGAGTTGCGCTTCTCGATCACCTTGCCGGCGACGGTGTAGGTGTTGTCCTGCTGGTCCACGTCCTGGGCGGTCGCGCCCTGCCCCGAGGCCGTGTCCTTGGCCCACTCCTCCGAGACCTTGGGCGTGCCGGAGTCCAGCTCGCCGTAGAGCTCGTCGTACTGGATCGCCTTCTGGTCGAAGGTGATCGAGGTTAGGTGGGTCACCTCTGCGCCGAGGGCCGCGGTGATGAGCTTCTGGGTTCCCTCGCGCTGCGAGATGCGGACGCGGCCGGTAGCGGGATCCACGGACCGGGTGTTCTTCGCGTCGTGGGCGGTATCCGGGCGCTGGTCCCCCTCGCCGCGGTTCTCGTCCACGCCACGGATCGGTGCTGGGATGCGCGAGAAGTTCATCGGAGGGTGCGGAAGAGCATCGTGGGCTTGAGCGACAGGGAGGAGACCTCGAGGGAGGGGAGGCCGTTGATCAGCATGGGGCCGGCGCCCTGCAGGAGGTCGATAGGCCCGCGCTCGCCGGTGGCGGCCAGGGTCACGTCGAGCTGGACGTGGGCGTTGCCGTCCCGGAGGATGACCTGGCCGGAGGCCACCGGGGACACGATGATCGCATCCACGAGGAAGGCGCTCGAGCGAGTGAAGAGCACGCTGTTCTCCGCCGCCTGCCCGCACCGGCCGTCAGGCTGGTAGGGGAAGTAGGGCGTGCCGGTAGCGAAGGCGACGCTGTCGTCGTCGCTCCCGCTCGACGGCACGTGCATCTTGTGAGTGCCCAGCTCCGGCTCAACGATCATCCGGCGTTGCCACCCAGGCGGATGATGCGGTAGTAGATCCGGTAGGCTGCAACCGCGCCGCTGGACAGGGTGTTGAAGCCGCCACGGAAGACCTTGCCGACCTCCTGCATGCGGTCGGTCGTGGTGCTCACGCCGGGCATGTAGGGCGTCTTGAAGTCCATGGCCATGGAGCCGGTCAGGGCCGTCACGGTGACAGTCTCGGCCGCGGCTGCGGCGGTCGGGCCGGCAAGCCACTCGATGGCCTCGATGAGCACGTCGTGGCCGTTGGGCAGGCCGCCGGCGGTGGCCAGGGTGCGCCAATGGGCGTCACCGACCACTCCGGTCGCGTCGCCGTCGCCGGTCTCCGGGTACTGGGCGCCGGTGCCTCCGAAGTCGCCATGGAAGCGGCCAATCTGGGGATACATCATGTGATGGTTACTGGGTCAGAGGCCCAGATCAGGGCCTGGCTGTGGTTGATGGAGTGTCCTTCCGCCTGGTCCCAGGCGGTGTTCTGCATGGCCCCGAAGTTCCACTCGCGGCGCTCGTCGTGCTGCATGGCGAGGGCCCAGACGGGGCCGCTGAGGACCTTGACGATCCGGTCGTCCACGTCCATGCCGGTACCCTCTTCCTCCTCCATTCCGCGGGCGTAGGCCCGGAGCATGGACAGGAAGGCCGGGATGGCGTAGTCCGGGATCGGGACCTGGGCGTCGGGGCCGTCCACGTCCACCCACCGCGCGCGGTAGTTGATCGAGAACGCATCCCAGTCGTCCTCGTTCGGCGCCGGCCAAATCTCGAGCACGGTCTCGGGTGCCAGCTCGGCGCCCAGCTTCGCCCCGAAGAGTGCGGCCCAGGTCTCGAAGCCAGACCAACCCAGGGACGTGGTCCGAAGGTTGATGAGCTCGTCGGGCGTGGTCTTGACCAGGGCGCGCGAGAACTGCTCGGAGGCCGTGAGCTCGAGGGTGCCACCCCAGTCGCTGGGCAGCTCAAGCCGCGAGGTGTCGATGGCCAGGTCAAGGGCGTTCGTGTCCTGCACGGCCAGGGCGTTGGTCACGGACTGGACGGTGAGCACGTCGTCCGTCTTCGATGCGATGTCGAGCTGGGCCAGGCTCACGCCGGAGCTGTCGGAGACCGTGACGAAGTCGCCGGCCACGAGCTCGTAGGAGGCGAAGCCGCCGACCTTGGTGAAGGTCTTGGCCGAGTGGCTGTAGGTCGCCCCCGTGACGGAAACGGCCGCTCGAGCCGCCAGGCGCTGGACGCGGCGCTCGAGGAAGCCCCAGGAGTGCGAGGAGAAGAAGAGGTTGCCCACCTGGTTGAGCAGATCCTCCTTGTCTAGGCGGTCATCGGGCTCGCCACCGAGGGCGTGGGTCATGTAGTCCAAGGCCTTCTTGACGGTGAGGGGCATGCGGACCTCCTAGTTGGATGGGGTGCCCCCCCCGGGCTGGCAACATGAAGCGGCCCAGGGGGAGCGGGGGGATCAAGTCTCGTTGTGGCCGAGACCGTTGAGGCCGTCGAACCAGACCTTGGACAAGGCCGAGGCCGAGTAGGCCTCGAGCGCGCGCCCGACGATCTTGGTGTTGGTCACCGCGGTCGCGTCCTGGAGGTCGAACGCGGCGTTGGTGACGGCGAGGATCTCACCGGCCGCCACGCCGGAGTCCACGTTCGAGAGCACGACGCCGGAGAAGTAGAACTTCCCGGTGGCGCCGGCCGCCAGGTCCTGGGCTGCGATAGCGACCACGTCGTACTCCTGCTGCGCCGTCGCCGGCGCTTTCGTGAGGTACGGGAGGCCGCTCGTCGAGTCGAAGGCGGCGAAGCTGACCACGATGGAATCACCCTCGGAGAGCGCGGCATGCGCCTCGAGGTAGCCGGTCTGGTCAGAGATGGAGACGCCGTTTCCGACGCCGATGGTTTTCACGTTGGCCATGTGGGGTTCCTCCTACTGGCTGATCTGGGCGGACGGGTGGACGACGCCGAGCTTCCGGCGATCACGGCACCAGAGCTGGCACCACACCTCGAAGTTCTGGATCCAGCTGGTGGGCTGGCGGATGTCCTGGCCGGGCTTGTGGCTGTGGAAGTAGCGCTCCTTGAAGAAGACCTGGCGGAGCGCATCCTTGGTCAGGAAGTAGAAGCGGGGGCCGGTGAAGTCGGCGTCCGCGCTGTCCTCGGCAACCAACGTGTTGTTGGTCGTGTCGATGTAGGCCGGGGTCGTGTCGAGCTCGCTGATGTAGACGATCTCGACGCCACCCACGGTCAGGGTGCCGTCCTCCATCTCGGCCGCGCCCCAGGTGTCCTTGCCACCACGCAGGCCGGTCGAGAAGGCCTCGCAGCCCCACTCGGACGAAGCGATGATGTGGGGAGCCGAGGCCATGTCGCCGTACTGCGGCTTGCCGGGGAGCTTCTGGTAGGAGAGCTTCCGGCGCATGCGCTTGAGCTTCCCGACCAGGTCGCCACCGGCCACGTACTTGGTGTCGGCCGTGTCACCGCCGACGCTCGAGTAGGTGAGGCTCTGGTTGTCCCAGGCCGTGTTGGTGGCCGCGGTCGCGGTCGGGATCGTCTGAACGGTCGAGCCCCAGCTCGCGCCGCCGGTGGCGGACGGCGGGACGTGGATGCCCGAGGTGGCGTCCGTGTACTCGTTGACGAAGGACAAGATCGACTGGGGGCGCTTGGCGGTGCCGGTGGCCTCCATGTCCGCGTAGACCGGGGGAGCCCACTTGGCGTACTCCATCGCGTTGACCGCGTTGGTGTGGGCGACCTGGCGCTTCTGGAACATGAGCTCCTTCAGCTGGTGGGCGGCGTAGCGCTTGCCCACTCCGGTCGGCACGTCCATCATGATCTCCTGGTCGGTCCAGGCGACATCGAACATGTAGAACCGCCAGTTGGCGGTCATCTCGGTACCCGTCTGCGGGTTCTGGTAGTCCTTCTCGTAGCCCGCGGGGAGGTACCACTCGCCCCGGTCGGTTGCGGTGAGGAGGATGCGGTCCTTGAGGACCGGGCCGGCCTTGAAGACCTCCCGTTCCTTGCGGCCGCCGATGAGGAAGGCGCTGGTGTAGTTTCGCTTGGTCAGCGTGTTGACGATGTCCTTGGGCTTACCCATGAAGGTAGGGCCCTGGGACTCCATCAGCGTCGCAAATGCGGTGATGGGATCAGCCATGATTCAGGTGAGGGTTCTCGGTTTGGGATCGTGGCCAACCGCGCCGTCCGCTCTCGTCAGTCGAGGAGGCCCATGATCATCGTGTCGAGCTCGTCGAGGCTCTCTTCGGTGCCCTGGTCACTCCCGCCTGGCGTTGATGCGGTGGTGCCGCCGGCCAAGGGATCGGAACTCGGAGCGACCTGTGCGGCAGCATCCCGGAGGGCCAGCTCGATCCGCCCCGCGACCGTTGAGGGTTCGCGGTACTTGGCGGCTCCGCTGGCGATCAGTTGCTGCGCGCGCGCATCGACCTCGTTCCAGACATCGGGTTGTGCGAGCTGCGGAAGGTCGGCCTTCTGCAGCTCTCGCCTCACGTTCGCCACCTCCATCGTCACGACCCGCGCTTCCGCCTGCTGGGACCGCAGTTCAGCGGCCTGGAGCTTGGGAAGGGAGTCGTAGAGCGGTTGCAGGGCCGACTTGAGGACTTCCGACGCCTCCGCGTCGATCTCGGCCAAGGGTTGCAGGACCTCGTCGAGCTCGGGCAGGGCCGCGGGCTGTCCCTCGGTCGAGTCTTCCTGGGTTCTACCCGGATCGTCCGCCGTGGGGGCCGCGGCCGTGTCACCCGTGCCTTCGGTGGTCCCGGCCTCGCCAGAACCGGCTCGGAGCCGCTCGTAATCCCGCTGCTGGTCGGCAAAGACCTTTTGAGCATGCCGCCCAGCCTCGAAGATCGCTTCCCTGGAAAGGCTCCCCTCCAGGGCGGCGGGGTCGAGGCCGGTGGTGCGCTGGACCGCCTGGAGCGCCTTGCTGTAGGCCTCGTCGGCGGCAGGATCACCGGGTTGCTCATCAGCATCCTGGGACGGCTCCCGGCCCTGGTCAAGGGGTTTCCCATCGCCAGCCGCTCCCAGAGTCCCGTAGGGGTCCTCGTTCGGGTCTGGCGCAGGGCCGCTTGCGGGTGGCTCGTCGTCGATCAAGCCGTCCAGGGCCTCCATGAGAACCGCGTCCGCGGCGTCCCCAAGGCTGTCGTCGTAGTCGGGCTCGAGGATGTCGTTCTTAGATTCGTTCATTTGTCGAGGTTGAGGCGGTGCTTGTTGGCCCCGTGCTTCCATCCGGGGTTCTGGCGCTGAATCTCGTCGATGTCGCGCTGCGAGGTGATGACGGGGGTTCCGTCCTGGAGGTAGGCACCAGCCCCCTTGGTGAGGGGTTGGTTGTGCTCATCGAAGCCCGTGGGGAGGCTGTGCGCGACGTGGGCCACGCTCTCGATGATCGGCACCCCCGGGATGTCCGGGAGGCGCCTGTAGTCCCGGCCCTCGTACTGGAAGACCGTGCCGATCTCCGGGGCCTGGGACATCGGGAGGACGACGAGGGTGTGCTGGCCGCTCTCGAGGTCGATGGCGCTGTAGCTGGGCATCAGGCGACCCCCAGCTGCTTGGCGGCCTCGGCGCCGGCCGCGGTCCCCGGCATGGGCGTCCCGCTCACCGGTGCGATGGCCGGGGCGGCACCGGTCGGCGCACTCGGCTTGGACGGCTCATCATCCGCAGGATCAGGCGTCCCGAAGAACTTGCCCAGGCCGGGGAGGTTGAGCTGGCCGGCGGCGTGGTCGATGAGCCCGGGCACGTCGTTGATGGCCCCTGGGGCCTCGACCGCGGCCTTGGCGATGGTGAGGCCGAGCTCGATGCTCTCCTGCACGCGCTTCATCTGCAGGCCTTCGGAGGTCCGCTCCATGCTGTAGGGCTCGATCTCGATGGCCAGGTCCTCGAAGACCGTGCCCTTCTTCTCGAGCTTCTCTCCGCTCCCGCCCTGGTACATGAGCCCGGTGCCCTCGGGGAGCACGGCCGGGTCGATGCCGAGCTCCTCGGCGGCCTCGGGCGGCAGGGGGACCATGATCTTGGGGTCGTGCCAGATGTACCAGGCCACGGCCGAGAGCATCTTCCCCGTGTTGCCCTGGAAGTTGCCCTTGTGCATGGCCAGGCGGAGGGCGCCGGCCTCGGACGCGATGGCCGACTCCGTCGCGGTCCCGCCGGTGAGCAGGCCCTTCTTGTTCTGGCTGGTGCCCGAGGTCTCCTCCTCGTTCGAGGTGAAGAACTCGACCGCGGTGATGAGTTGGGCGGTGGGTCCGCCCCAGTTGAACTCGCTCACGGCATGCTGGACCGGCATCTTGGAACTGATGCCCAGGCTGCCCACGCTCCCGCTGCCGATGGCCCGGATCCTCGCGGCCACGGTGTTGTTCTGGGCCAGGATCGCACTCTTGTAGTTGCGGATCGCGCGGACCAGGGCCTTGCCGGCGGTGACGCGCGCGCGGCGCTGGTTGTCCGAAGCCATGAGGGGCGCCAGGCGCTTCGAGCTCGAGGGGATCGGCACACCGCCGTAGACCTGGTAGGGGCCGGTCTTGGGCCCGAAGAAGGGCCGCGGCTCCCGGAGCTCGAGGCCGCCGTCCTCGCCGCCCATGATGGTGAAGATGGACCCGTGGTAGCGGCGGTCACCCTTGGCCTTCTTGCCCTCGGGGGTGTTGGGGTAGTAGTGGGGAACCCAGACGCACCAGACCTCGAGCATGGTGTCGTTGGTGTCCTCGTTGAAGCTCTCGCCGGTGGCGGCCTCATAGACAGCC